GTCGGGTATTGGCGGAGCACTTCTGTGGGTATATATTGCACCGGAGTGCTTTTGGCAAGTCGACCGATCTTCGACTGCCATATTGCTGAGTTGTCTCTGAGTTCACTGCGCTCTATTTTGAGCAAACGGTACCTTGTCTTGGCATTGATGTAGCGGGAACCTCTGATTGCATCGATCATTGAGATTCCGCGGATTCCTTGCAACCACCTCTTCCTAGCTTGGACGTAGGAGTAATTGTGAATGGGTCGCCCATGTTTCTGGCGACACCAATCCGACCATTCCTTCTCTTCAGGCGAGAGTGTACGTTTGTTACCAATATACCCTTGGTCTTTCTTGAACACGATCTTTGGGCCCTGACCCGTTCGCGGGCACATGGCATCGACACGGTTCCAGAATTCCAGCCTCGATTTGAGGTCGGGGTATTTGTTAACAACGCGGTTGCGATCCGACATCATTTCCGAGACCAAGACCTCCTCATATGTGGTCCGCCCATGTTGAGGATTGGTGGTCCGCTCGAACCGATACTTTTCAGTACGGTCCGCCAGGATGCTGGTTCCAGCACCCCGGTAGACGCTCATGGGGCCCTTTATAAGGAATGCTTTAACAGATTCCTTGGCCTTCATAGCGTTTAAGCGTCCATGTCCACTTCCTCCAAAGGCGGCTGGCCCACGAGTAAGCCCTTTCCACTTACAACGAGATGACATTGCAATTCCGCACAAGCTACGGATCGGTTGAGGAACCGATGCTGAACTGTGTATGTTTGCGAGTCTCTCCGCGTGAGTGGGGTCCATATACTCGGTCTCTGGCCAGCATTCCCTAAGAGTGGGGTCTTGGGTACCTGTTTGCTCCGCGACATTCCCCCTTCTTCGATCTGAAGAAGTAATCCAGAGTAACTTCTCGCAGAACACGCCTCTTACGCCCATAAAACACTTAGTCTTGTTTATTTTAAGGCCTAAGTCGGAGAGTGCTTGTTCGTAAAAGCGGACTTGTTCCGGGGTCCAAAGCCCAATCAAGTCATCGCCGCATATCCTGAATGAACCGTCAGGTACGCCGGCCGCTCTTGCCGCAAAGAAGTTCATGATCGACAGCACGGTCCAAGTGGTGCCAAGTCCCATATGGGCACCACGAGTTGTCTCGGCGCCGTTATCCTCGTCACCTTCTTCTGTGACGATGCGATACGGCTCGAGGCAGCGCATTGCTGTTTCGACCTCTGGAGGGGATAACCCTGCACCTTGTAGCATACCACGGAGTGCAC